CCATTAGGTACATCAGTGGTCAAGAACCAGCCGTTTGTATCAGTCAAGAAGTGGTTAATTGCGTAACCTTCAGATACAGAACCGTTGTTCTTAATAGCGTTGATGTCATTGTCGTTTGTACCAACACGCAATTCAGTTTCGAGCAAACGAGTTGCAACGAATTGGAGAGCAGGAGGAACAACTAACTTCTTAGGTTTAGCAGCGATCAACAGACCACGCTCATCGGTCCAAGCAGCGATTTGAATTACAGCGGCTTCCAAAGAAGTCTCATTCAAGTCAGCGGCAACAGATGGAGTGTTGCTGTTAGTACCACCAGAAACCAAAGGATGTGCAGTAGAAAACAAAGGTTGACCGTCACCACCGTTATAACCAGAGGTAAAGCCATTGTTCAATACAGAAGCAGCTTTAACTTGCTTGGTATAAGCCATAGAACGAGCCAAAGCCTTTGTATAGCGAGCAGATAAAGAATCGTAGAGGTTGTCTTCGATTGCTTCTTCAGTCAAGCTAAAGCCTTGAGCGATAGTTTCATGGTTGTATCGAGCAGTCCATGCTTCTTGCGCATTGTCGTAAGCGATTGCAGAGCCTTCGTTTTTAACTGGGGCAGCTGTAAAGCCAGACAATTTGGTTTCTTCTTCAAAAGAACGCTCAGAAGTTTCAGTTTCATAAACTTCTTTATGCTCTTCGCCATAACGGGCATACTCAAGTCCAAACAAGGCATTGAGTCCGGGTAAAAGCTCTTTTAGGAGCTGTGCACGAGAAATAGCCATTTAATAAGCTCCTTATACGTAATCGTTGCCAGCAGCTAGCAAGATTTGTGGGTTGTTCAACTTTACGATAACTTCCGTAAAGGCGTTTGTGCCTGTAGCTGTTTCTGGAACAACTGCAACTACACGAACTGGAAGTGCTGCTGCGTTGCCTGTACCGGTGGTAGGGGCAATAACAGAAACAGCAGAGTCACCAGAAGTTGTAGAACCAGTACCTTGACGAATAGACAAGTTTGTACCAACAACAGATGCGTTAGCAGTAGTGATAGTAGCGTTACCAGAATAGGTAATTGCCACTTTGAAAGCTGCAGCAGCGTCATCAACTACATAAGCAATAGCAGAAGTAGCAGCAGCATTACCTGGGTAATATTGAGCTTGAACTGTTTGACCTTGTGTATTAACGTACTGAACGCCCATAAACACACCATAAGTTGCGTTATTTGCTTTATCAGTTGTTGAATCAGTTGTTACTGCAGACTTCTTAATTGTGCCGCCTGAGACTAAAACGATGTCACCGTTGTAGATTGCAGTGTTATAAGTACTAGCAATCGGTAATTGACGTGTTGCGCCAGCATATGGCATAAAGTCAATACGGTTAACAGGGTCTAAGCCGTAGGGAGCTGAAACGGTTGGATAAGCCATTTAAATCTCCTAGATTAGTGAAAAATTAACTACCTTTACCAAAGCTAGTCGTGGATTTACGCTCATTAAAGAGTGGCATCCGTGGGTCGCTTTGGCGCATTAAATTGTTATCTACAGCATCCGTTTGAGCATCGCTTTGTTTAGCATAATAAGCATTACGCTGTTGGACGAACTCTTCTGGAGTTTTGCAAAGTAACAATCCGCCAATCTCAATGTTGTCTTTAAAACGACTATTGGGATCAACTAACAGTTGGAATTTTGGTTGTTCTTCTATACTTACAGGTTCCCAACCTTCTCTCAGTTTTGCTGAAAGATTGCGGGGGTCCGCATTGTTTAATGTAGAAGTACGGATCCAACGATAAGCATAACCAGCCTGTCTGTCAGGCTCAGGGAGAAGTTCTGCTGGCATCCACTGTTTAGGACGCTCAGAAAATTCACGATTATCTACTTCACGGTCAAGTCTATTTGTAGCCATGTTAGGCCTCCAATTTTAAAAGTTCACGGACATATTGCTCAGGGGTAAGACCAAGTTTTTTAGCTATCGCAACCTGCGATGTCTTCAAACGGATCTTTTTCGGTGCTGTCGACCGAGTGGCTGGCGCTACTACCGTGCTAGGTTTTGCTCTAGGAGTGTCTTCCTTATGCTCTACCTCTACTTCTGGTTCCAAATCATCGAAATTTTCTGGAAACCTTTTTCGCATCGTCCGGTCCAACGTAGCGTAATACTCGTCAGAACCAATCGCAGCTCCCTGTCTTTTTAGCTTCTCATGGAGTCCAAGAGCCGCTGCTGTCATTTCCTCGTCCTGTCCGAACCAAGGGTTTTGACTTTGCCAATTATTTAATTTGGCATCAGTAGGGGGTTGTGGTTGATACTGTTGTTGAGGTTGTACCTCAAATTTCTCTTCTTGTAAAGGGGCTGGTACAAAGTTTTTTGCCGTCTCTAGTTCAAAAGTAGCTTGCGTAATTGCTTGTTGCGCATCAGCAAGAGCATCAGAATCACCTGCATCATAGGCTTCTTTATAGGCTTTTTTAGCCGCAGAGAGCTTCAATTCAGTAGATTGTGTTACCGCTGTATGGCGTTCTTGCTGGTTTTTAGCAACCAATTCCTTAAATCGTTTATTTTCTTCAAGCAAACGATTAGCAGCTTCTAATGCAGCATGACGTTCACGTTCAGCAGTTTCACGACCACGACGTTCATCATTCCATACACGCTTCATACGGATGAGTTTGTCTTTTGCTTCCTTGCTGTACTTGTCTAAATCGTCTACTTCTACCTCAAGCGCCTTAACTTTCTCAGGGGCAATCGGGGTTCTGCCACGATCTTCTTCGGGTGTATCATCTTCGATCTCAATTTCAAGATCGCTATCTACGGGTTTACCCTGAGTTTCTTTAGCTTCCGCCTCAGCTTCATCAGGGAACTTAAATTCTTCAGTTTGCATTTCAGCCATGTCCGGCCTCCTTAAATAAACTTACGTTTGATGCCACGTGGATCTTCTACTACAGCTTCCACAGAGTCATCGTTAATAATTCGGAATTCACGGTCGTGAATAACCAAACGGGTTCCTGCGTTAGGGCGTACCAAAATAAAATCTCCTGGTTTACACCAGGGTCCATTTGGGAACCTTACCTTATCAGCATAGCAATCAGGGCCTAAAGCTACTACAAATAAAACCGTAGTTAAAAGCTCATCGTTCCTTCTTGTTTCGTCTGACTTAATGATGCCGCTATCAAATGCTTCTTCGGCTTCAGGGATTGCGCAAAGGATTCGGTACCCTTGCGGTTTTGGCAGTTGTGATGCCTTGTCCTCAACCTTTTTATTCATCACGGCGGATAAATCAACAGCTTGAGATAAATCTAGATTACTCATTGTCCGAGTGCTCCATTTTTCGTTTTAGGTCTATGATTTCCTGCCTTGCAATGAGAAGACCATGAATCTCACCACAAATTCTTTTGTATTCTGGGTAGTCTGCAGCTTGTCCACTTGCTACCCAGTCACGTTTAACAATTACTTCTTTGTCTAGTATGTCCACTAGAGCTTCAAAAACGTCCATTATTCTCCTTTAGGTCGGTTTGTTTTCTGGTTATTAGCCATTAGTTGAGTTACGTGTTTCATGCCATCATGCTGTTGTGCGGATTGGTGTTTAGCCATATCTGCTTGAGTGCGCTTGGCTTCTTTACTAGCATCAACTGCAATGCGCTCACGATCAACATTAATTTGCTCTTGTTTGAGCTGTGCATCCATAATGTCTTTCTTCTCTTTGCGAGCTTGCTCGGCAGCTTTAATCTGTACTTCTTGCTGTTGCATTTGTACAAGAGGGTCTTGCTGTTGTTGCATAGCTTGTTGCTGAGCGACTTGTTGCTGGTTCTGCATCAGAACTTGCTGAGCTGCTTGGGCGAGTAACGGAGCTAACTGCGCTTCCATTGCTGGGGGCATATTGATTTCCTCACCAGAATCGTCTTTCATTGGGGGTAATGCCACACCAAGTTGCTGTTCGATCTCAACACGATACTGCATACCTAAGTGCTCATTAATATGCGCCATCAAAACAGATTCAATTTGTTGTTTCATTGGATTCTGAGCTACTAATGCTTGGATCTTAGGATCTTGAGCCATAGACATATGAACAGCGATGTGGGCTGCATGATCTTGTGACAAGAACGCTTTGACCGGTTTCATCATCAGAATATTCTGGTTCTCGCTGACCGGATCCGTTGGCTTCTGATCTTCGTCCATCGGAATAAGTTTGTTCGCATTCTTAATCCCCAAAACATCGAGCATCTGGCGGTGCAATAAGGGTAAGTTGTATAACTGAGGTGCCGTCTGGGCCAACTGAAGCGCCGCTTGGTACTGGACAATCTTTTGCGCCATTGTTGACGCATTGGGATCAGACACCGGGAGAACGTCCACGTTTTCGTAATCCGACCTCTTCGCCCGACGACTGCCTTCAACCGGTTCATAGTTGTATTCCTCTGGGGTGTACTCGGCAATAATGCCTTTTAACAAATTTAACTCTTGCTTTAAACTGTAATGAATACGAGCTTGTACAGCGGACATTACTTTAAGAGTACGCTCCATAATTGCCAAGGTTGTTCCAACTGGCGCATTAGCGCTCATATCAGAAACCTGCATATCAGCAGTGTTGGCAAAGCGACGACCTTCTTCTACGATCTGATTTAACAACGCCATCAATGTTTGACTTGGCTCCTTGTATGGGAGCGTCATGATGTTGTCTTTCATCGTACCGCTTGGTACGTCTACATCTCGGAACTCGCCTGGAGCTATCGGTGTGTCGTCCCCTTTGACTCGCAACCCACGGGTCTTAAAGCCACCTGGCAAATTCGCAAGTGATCCCGCATCAACAAGCTGGCGGATAAGGGAAGTACCAGATTTAGCATAAGCACCGATAAGATGGATAAGACCAAAATGATAGAAGCCAAAGCCAGGAATATATCCGTAGTGAACAAAGTGCTGACGCTTTTGATAAGTTTCGTCTTCAGGGTCCCAATTACGTCTGATAGCAAGAACATTATTCGTTCCTTTCTCAATAGTAACTACATAAGGTAAACCAATACCGGTTTCTTCACCTTTAGAGTTAGTGTGCTCAAAACCTGGAAGATCCAAGTTTACGTGCATCTCAAGAAGTTTGTACCTATCATCTGTTGTCGCTTTGAAGCCGAGCTTTTCAGCTATCTTCTTCTCAACTTCATCTAGTACGTTTACTGGATCACCTAAGTCAATATCACGGTAGAACCCATCAATCTGTAACTTCTTAACCTCATTTTCATTTTTGCGCATTACGTGGGTTACACGTTCTGCAGCAGCTAAAGAGGCAGCGCCATAAGGAACTACGATATCTTCAGCAGGAACAAACATTGCTACTTGACGGTTCAGGTTAGGATCAAAGTAAACTTTCTTGAACGCATTACCTGCTAAACCTAAACCCCATAACATTCTTTCTGTTTCAGGGCGGTACTCCTGCATGACATCAGTTAACTGATAGTTCATGTCATCTTGAACACGCTGTGCAGACTCTTTCTTCTCTGGAGTCTCTTTACCAACGATCTGTGTCTTTACCGGTCCAGCTGCAGGAAAAATAGACATCATTGTTTCTGCTTGGAACTTTACAATCGCTTCAGACAGGAGTGGGTGATATACACCGCATGCGCCTTCCCAAGGTTCAGTGCGTTCTTCGATCTTCAAACCAAGAAGTTCTAGACCATCAACGTATGTTTGTATCCAGTCTTTACGTGCGCTAATATCGGCATCGAACTCTCCGATTAAATCGCCAGCAATAGTAGCAAGCTCACCATCATCTATATACTCTGATAAGTTAGCATAAAACTTTTCTGCTCCTGTTTCTTCTGTAGTTTCAGTAGTTTCGTCGTCATCTTCCCCATCTAGGATAATCTCAACCTCTACATCATCCGGTTCTTGTGCAGCTAATTCGTCTATACCTACGGGAGCTTCGTAGAGTGCTTTGTCCATATTTGTCGCCATGCTTTATCCTTAGTAGTAACCCTTGTGTCTTTGTGACTTAAATAACTTAATATCTTCCGGTTCATCGGTAGGTAATCTAATAAACCCACCTTGTCTATACCGCATTAATGCCATCACCGTCGAATCAACCAAGTCATCATGACTCATAAACGGAAATCCTGCAATTTCTTCCACTACTTCTTCTGCCCAGCGAGTTTCCGGGACCCAGACAAGTCCGGATTTTATGATATCTGCTACACTATTTAACCTAGCTAGCTTATCTCCGCTACCTCTATGCGGTGTATATTCCGAAATTATTATCCCTGTGCGTCTTAGTTCTTGATAAAGCGCCGTACCAGCAGACTTTTTCTCAACAATAAACGCATCTGGCTCCCATTCACGGTACTCATTGAGCGCTAAATCCTTCAATTCAGGGAATTCTACCCGTTTTTTGATTGAATTTAACAAAATAATGTTATGGTTTTCCGTTTCTTCATTGTAAAACACTCCCCACGTGGTTAGTGCAGTAAAGTCGGCTCGATTATGGGTTTCGGCTGCAGCGTCTAGGGAAATAATGACGTACTCTACTTCGGGTGTACTCTCTTTTTTCCACCAATTCCACCATTCACGCTTAACTACAGAGGCTTCTTCAGCGGTTGGGTTTTGTTGGTACTGAGCGTTCCACTGGAACAGTGGCATAGAAGCCTTAGTTTTACGCAAAGTGGATAATGGCATCCACTCAGGCCACAAGGCTCGCTCTTCATTTGTATTTTCATTAAAAATTGCTGGAAACTCGACGACTTCATACTGGTCTGCCTCATCATTCATAGCCATGTCACGTACTACTTTACCCGTTAAGTCATCCATATGCCAGCGAGTTTGCACAATAGCTACCCTACCACCTGGCATTAAACGAGTTCGAGCACCATAAGTGAACCATTCGTATGCTTTATCAAAAACGTCGTAGTTTCCGTTAATTATGTCCTGTTCGTTATGTGGGTCGTCCACCAAGAGTAAGTCCGCTCCCCTACCCGCCAGAGCATAGCCAACACCGCAAGCATAATATTCGCCGCCAGAGTTAGTATTCCAGCGACCAGCAGATTTATTATCAGCCGCCAAACTGACCGTTGGGAAGATTTGTTTATATTCAGGTTTGTCAATTAAGTTCCTTACCTTTCGTCCAAAGTCCACAGCAAGGTCAGTCGTATGGGAGACCATCAACACCTTTTTATCAGGGTATTTACCTAGGAACCATGCTGGAAAATATATTGAAACTAACTGTGATTTGCCATGTCTTGGTGGTATATTGACACATGCACGGTCTTTCTTATTCTCTGCGATGTCCATTAGAATATTCGCCAAAACCCGGTGGTGTTTACCCACTTTATAGTCGGCCTGCATTTTTTTACAGAAGTAGATGAGATCATCCCGGCATTGCTGGGAGTCTCTTCGTTTCTCTAGCTCATCCGTTACTTTCAGTAGCTCGGCTGCTTCTTCTGCGGAAAACGAGTCAATATTATCAAACAAGAACTGTAGTTCACTGTCCGTCAAATTCGTGAGGTCGTTTAATACATCACTCATCGCTTAAGTCTACGTCTTTCGCTTTAACCTCAGATTTCGTCAAACCCATCTCTTCATCCAGGTCGAGCGGCTGGCCATTGATAACCACGTCTTCTATCTCGTCTGGGAGCATGAGCCGTCGTATTTTTGCACGTAGCGACGCAGTGAGGTCCTGGGTAGACTGCTGATTGATCGTTACTTCCGTCTTCTCGGTGAACAGACCCACGTCGGTAATCTTACCTAATAGTTCTAGTGCACGGATACGGATCTTGGGGTCGTCGTTGCCAGATTCTAGCAAGAGCTTGTTTGTTACTAGTAAGCGGATCTGTACAGCACTATCTACTACCCGCACTGAGAACTCATCTAATAATGACTTTACCTCGCCATAAGTAGCGGGGCGCATCTGGGATGCTTTTTTAACTAATACTTTGTTAGCTTGTGTTTCGTTTTCGGCAATATTATAGACAGTTCTCTCCGCCACAGCCTTATCTTCTTCTGTGGGAGTCATATCTAGTTCTAACAACTCTGCGGTTTTACACGCAGCATCTGCTCGTTCTTTGAAGTTATCCAGCACCGGATTGTCTTCGGGCAGTGGAATAGATACGTCAGGTTCAATTTGTATTTGCATCGGGTCCAGGTCCAGACATTGATGATGGAGTGATTATATAGTAAGTTTTTGTAGTGTGTCTATTTTTATACTTATAGGTTGTAATTGCGTAGTCGTTTTTATACCTATAGGTACCAATTTTAAATTACTGACCCCCATACAACATCAATAACTAAAAAGACTTCGGGCCGATTTTGCCGAAATTGAAAATAAATATGCGGGGTGCTAGGTACTTAAAAAGTACAAGGGGGGTGTTTTGGCAGGTGAGCTTTTACTCACCCGCAGGGTATTACTTAGTTTTTAAAAACGTTTTAATGCTAGATAGCACGGAGTGAATCCAAAAATCGTTGATCTGTTTATAGTGCTCAGCCAACTGTTCTACTTTCTTGTATTGATCTTCAATCTGGACAAATTCCTCAACGGCGTTCCTAATCAGTTCTTGGTTTTGCGTTTCCCTTTGCTGTTGTTCGCGCCATGCCCTGATTTCCTTTACGCTCTCCGCCGTCTCTCCGGCTAAACGGGATGCCTCCTGCGCCTTCGCCTCGCCCTGCCTGTCGCGCCATTCGAGCCAAGCCTCATAATCGGTAGTCTTGTTCGGTTCGGCGTCTACAACAGCCTGCGTTGTCTCTTGTGCTGGCTTCGTCTCAACGGGCTTTGTTTGTGTAACGGAAGCGACAGTCGCTCCCTTCGCAACAGTCTCTTCCAAAGCCTTGATCTTTGCCGCCATCTCGCGCTTTTCGCGCCGTTCCTTGGCAAACGCAGACGCGCTCGGAGAAACCTCATCATCGCCCGTGCCCTTGTCGCCTTCATCAGGGTTAACATCATCAGTCTTTGCATCGTCTGCCTTATCGTCTTCCTTTTTCTCAGGTTCCTTATCGTCCTTTTCATCAGGCGGATTTTCTTCCTTCTGAATCTTTTCCTTTACAGTCGGTTCCTTTTTCTCCACTTCGCCGGATTCACCTTTGATAATGGAAACAAGTTCTTTTTCGTCTTCGGCTAACTGCTTTTCGATCTCGTTCATAGATACTCCTGTTTGTTGTTAAAGATTAATTCTCACTGCATCGTTTTTAGTTTGCGGAACCAGTGAGGCAAGCGTTCCATCTTTCATCATCACGTTTTCCATTCCGACCTTGACCGCCTCTTGCTGCTCCTTACTTGCCTGAGCAAGTTTAACGTGCGTCGCCGCTGTAATGTCGTCAACCTTCGCAGTATTAACGGCAATCTCCGACATCTTGCGTTTAACGTCAGCCTGGGTAACTTCGGACATGAGAGCCTTAACCTGCGCCTCAAGTTGCTGGACGTAAGACGGGGCAATCTGTGTCCCTTGCGGAAGCAGAATCTGCGTGATCTTCTGAATATCGAGCGGATCGAACGGAAGATTTTTCAACGCAATCGCATAG